ATTGAACATTACGTTGCTAGTTCAACACCAACTAGGCCATCAATTCCATCTGTAATTGCTACAATTAGCTTTGTCTCCAACCTACCTAGGGAATAGAATACAGATATGGCTTACATTCCACTACAAATTCCTCCAGGCGTATACAAAAACGGGACTGAATATCAGTCTAAAGGCCGTTGGAACGGCTCAAATTTGGTACGTTGGTACGAAAACACCATCCGTCCAGTAGGTGGATGGAGGAAGCGTTCCACCAATCAAATGACAGGTTTAGCCCGTGGTCTGATTAACTGGCGTGATAACTCCAATAATAGACGTATCGGAATTGGTACACATTCAAAGCTTTATGCCATGAATGAGGCTGGTACTTTGTTTGACATTACACCTACAACATTTACTGTTGGTGATGCAGATGCAGTACTAAAGATTGGTTATGGCTATGGAACTTATGGAACAGCGGCCTATGGTGTTGCTAGACCAGATTTAGGCTCATATACCCCTGCTACCACTTGGAGCTTAGATACCTTTGGCGAATATCTGGTTGCTTGTTCATCCAAAGATGGGCAGTTGCTTGAATGGCAGTTAAATACCGCTAGTGATGCGGTTGCAATTACTAATGCACCAACTAGCTGTACAGGTCTTATTGTTACTCAAGAACGATTCTTATTCGCACTAGGTGCAAGTGGTAATCCACGTAAAGTTCAATGGTGTGACCAAGAAAACAATACTGTATGGACTCCTGCCGCCACTAATCAAGCTGGTGACTTTGAGTTAACCACTATTGGCTCTTTAATGTGCGCTAAACGGGTTCGTGGGGCTACCATTCTGTTTACTGATGTGGATGTACATACTGCCACTTATATTGGCCCACCATTCATTTATAGCTTTGAGCGTGTTGGTAATGGTTGTGGTGTTATTTCTAAGCAAGCAGTAGCCGCTACTGACAATGCTTGTATTTGGATGTCTGGATCAGGATTCTGGGTATACGATGGTTTTGTTAAGCCTTTGAACTCAGATGTATCAGATTATGTGTTCAGTAACATGAACACTACTCAATCATCTAAGGTTTACTGCGTCCATAACTCTACTTATGGTGAGATTTGGTGGTTTTACCCAAGCGCTGCCTCAAATGAAGTAGATTCCTACGTTTCTTACAACTATCGTGAGAATCATTGGGCCATTGGTACGTTAGCACGTACTTGTGGGACAGATCGTGGAATCTTTAATAACCCAATTATGGTTTCTACAGACGGGTACGTCTATGAGCATGAAATTGGTTTTGCTTATGATGGACAAACATTGTTTGCTGAGTCAGGACCAGTAGAGCTAGGAAATGGAGACAGAACCATGAGTCTGACAGGATTAGTTCCTGATGAAAAGACTGCAGGCGATGTTCAGGTTAGGTTTAGCACCAAGTTTTATCCTAATTCAACAGAATACAACCATGGCCCATATTCAATGGCAAATCCTACTTCAGTACGCATAAGCGGAAGGCAAGTAGCAGCCAAGATTGAGGGAGTTAGATTAACTGATTGGCGAGTTGGTACTATTAGGTTTGATGGAAAACTTGGTAGTTTGAGATAAAACTAGCTATTTTTAATAGTAAATATTATGATTGACCATGATTCTAAAGATTGGCGTGAACTAAGGAATGCCAAACTGTTAGAATGGTTTGGTGGCAACCAGAGTGCTGTAGACTTTTTAGTCGCTTTATCAAGTATTGCCGAGTTATGGGATGACTTGGTAGACAAGGATAAAGAGCCTAGCAGAAAAGACATAGATATTGTCTTTTGGAATGCTCTGGTGACGCTACCTACAAATGAGTTCTTTAATCAGAATAAGACATTTTTAATGCCTTTAGTGGTTCAGAGTATAAATGCTTGGCAAGACTCTGTAGAACTTGAAAGTGGTAATACCAACGACAGAGCTTATGCGCTCACATTGCGTATTATTTCATTACAAATAGCACCAATGATTGTCTTATTGCTTAGAGGAAAAGAAGCAATGAGAGATGTAAGTACGGATATGTGGCGATACTTTACGTCACATGATGATGCAATTAAATGGATACAAGGGGAATAATATGTCTCTAGGCGGTGGAAGTTCAAGTCAGCAGCAGTTAGATCCTGCAATGCGTGATGCATTTTTGGCTAATGTCGAAAAGTCACAAGGTGTTGCCGCTGGTCTAGCTCCTAGAGAGTTTGCAGGATTTACTCCTGACCAAATGGCATCTTTTAATGTTTCTCGCCAGTTTGCAGATCCTAATAGCCCCCAAATGCGGCAACTTGGTACTGCGGGTACTTTGGCTACAAGTGCAGGACTATATCAACCTGAAAGAGTAACTTCACGTGATGTGGAGGCTGCTTTGGCTAATGCTGCACAACTTAATCGTGGAAGTATTAGAGATGTTGCGAATCAAGGTGTAACAGGACAACAAGTAGCGCAAGAGGCTCTTGGTGCAATTGCTCCACAAGCAAGAGCTAATATTCGTGATATTGCGGCTGGTTCGTTCTTAAACCAGAACATTCAACAGTATATGAACCCATATACTCAGGCTGTTACAGAACAAGGATTGACAGAACTAGAACGTGCAAGACAGTTGCAACAACAGCAAACTGCGGCTCAAGCTGTTGCTGCTAAAGCTTTTGGTGGATCTCGCCAAGGTGTAGCAGAGGCAGAAACCAATCGTGCTTACGGAGAAAGCGCACAGAAGTTTATTGCTCAACAAAATGCTCAGGCTTACGATCAGGCACAACGTGCTTCTGAAGCTGATTTAGCCCGTCAGATGCAAGCGCAACAACTTAATCAAGCTCAAGATTTGGCAACAACTCAACAATCCTTGCAATTGGCAGGACAGTTTGGTTTAGCTAATCAAGATGCTGCATTACGTGCTGCTCTTGCTAATCAAGGTATTGATTTATCAACTGGTCAGCTTAATACTGAAAATATACAACAAGTTAACCTTGCTAATCAAGCATCTAGAAATCAAGTTGGATTGGCTAATGCTGCTAATTTCTTGCAAGCTAATCTAGCAAATCAAGCGGCAGGATTACAAGCTAATCAACAGCGTTTAGGTGCTGCGGGTCAAGTTGCAAATATTGCAGGTCAAGGCCAACAAATGGGCTTTGCAGGAGCAAATCAACTTGCACAACAAGGTTCTGTACAACAAAGATTCTCACAAGATCAGTTGGATGCGATCCGCAATCTGCCATTGGAGCAACAACAGATTCTCAATCAAGCATTGGGTATCAATGTTGGTGGCGGTTCTGGTGTACAACAATCATCTACTTCACGCCAAGGTTTGCTTGGCTTGTTGGGTCTTGGTTAAGGAGTAAATTATGCCTTTTAATATTGGGTTGTTATCTGATGCCGCATTGACGGGATTAACTGATACTGAAAAAGAATCAATGCAAAAGCAAGCGACTCAACAGTTCTTTTTGGGTAGTTTGTTAAGTGGTGATCCTGGTATTGGCTTTAAGTCAGCATCTGAGATCCCCTCTACTGCTTTAAATATGCAGAAGATGATTCGTGATTCTCAAATTGCTCAACGTCAGCAAGAAGAGCTTGCAGCGTTTACTGGAAAATTTGCTCCAACTCCACAACAAGCAAGAACAAAAGTATTAAATTCATACTTTGGTAGGGAGCCAGATTTATCTAGTCCATATTCATTGCTTAACAAATTAGGCGCTCCACAAGAAAGAGTGGAACCACAGTTAATCAATAAACCAATTGATTATAAACAAGCTTTGACTGAGTCATTGCGCTTGGCAGGAAACCCTGCTCAACCACAGATTCGTGAAACTTTGACAGCCATGCAACCTAAGTTTGTAGGCGATCTTCGTGTTGATGCAAGTGGAAACATTGTTGGCTCAGTTCCAACTTCAAAAGATGGCATTCAACAACAACTAAATCTTGCTACAGGACAGTATGCGGCTAATCCTGTGCAGAACTACATGATGTCTCAGTTGATGACTAAGGCTCCAGAAGTTTCTCCTAACACTATGCTTGGAGTTGGACCTACTGGTGCAATTCAGCAGATGGCTATTCCAGGCGCTACAGAAGCAGTTGGTGCAATTGAAAGTGCTAAAGCTATTGCTCAAGCAGGTGGTCAAGTAGAAAGAGTTGTTGGTGCAGATGGAACAGAATATTTTGTCCCTAGATCTGCCTTGCTTACTCAACGTCCAACTGTGGGCCAAGCTGGAGTGACAACTGGCGGTGTAACTGGTAACGCACCTAGTGGCGCAGTAGCCAAAGCTTCTCCAGCGCAACAAACACTAGATGCCGCAACCAATGCTAGATTCTTAGATTTCTCGAAGAACAGTTTAGAGTCTGCAAATAGTGCTAGTGGACGCAAGATTGCTGCTGAACAACTGTATGACCTTGCAACACAAGTTAACAACAATAAATTAACTGGTTTGCAAGCAGGTGTCTATGGTTACATGAATGCAATCCCAGGTGTTGGGAAGTTATTTGAGCAGGACATTACTGATGTAACCCGCATGACTCAGATGATTAAAACAGCACAGTTAGAAAAGACTGCAATGCAAAAAGGTGCTGCCAGTAACTTAGACGCTACAACCATTGAGAAGAGCTACGCATCTATAACAGATCCTGCTTCTTCAACAAGAATGGCTGCGGCCTTTGAGGTTGCACTTGCTGATAAAGACGTTGCTAAGAATCAGTTTGTTGAAGCCTATAGAGGTGATCCTGGCAAGATAAATACAGCATGGCAAAGTTCTCCTGACAATAAACCAGTTTTTAGTCATCCAAAATTCAACCAGTTCCTTACTGAACAAGTTAATTCTTGGAGTCAAGGTGGCGGTCAAGGAAAACCTGTGCTTCCCGCAGGATTTACATTCGGTACTGGTAAAAAATCAGGTGAGTTTCAAATTAAACGTCCTGATGGCTCAATCTATCGCATAGGTCAATAATGGCAACTAAAGACGAAATCTTTGCTTTTGCTGCTCAAGAGG